CGGAACGGAGCGTTCATCCCATGATAGAACTATTACTGTCTACCACTATGGCATGTGCAGATGCTGATGCTATTATGCTACGCATTAATAAGCATGAACATCTGAATGAAGAGTGGAAGTTAGAACTGGTAGAGACCATTAAGGATCATACACCAGAATGTAATTACTATTGGGACGCAAACGACTGAAGGAACGGGGCTAAAATCCCATTCTTTTAGGAGACCTACAATGAACACCCTTAACCTCATCAAGAAACAGATCGAGAAAGCAGCAGCACTGCACGATGCACAGATTGCTATGACATCCTATCGTGGTGTCAAGTATGAGTGCAAGCAGGGCGGTGATGAAGTGCATGGTACTTTCTGCTATCGTGGTCACACTTACAACAAGTGATATCATGGAAGCATTACAAATCTCTGGGATCGTATCCCTTGGTTGTGTTGCGGCTATGTCACTAATTTACGGCGAAATCTTACTTTTGCATAAGTCTTGATTCGGTAACAAAGCACCCATACGGGTGCTTTTTTGCTATTCTAAATACTTCTAACCTACACAGGAGAGTCATGAAACTTTTTCTGGACTGTTCTGACCCAGAGCTTATTGCCTCTGCCTTTGAGACTGGATTAATCGACGGAGTTACAACAAACCCCAGTCTCATGTTAAAAGCAGGTGAGGACCCTAAGCATGTAATCAAGGAGATCTCTGCAATCTTCCCTTGGAACGCTTCAGTTTCTGCTGAGGTGGTCGGGGATACTGCTGAAGAGATGCTCGACATGGCACAGGATTACCTGGAGATCGGACCTAATATCACAATCAAAGTTCCCTGCACAGTTGAAGGACTGAAAGCATGTAGAGAACTTGCAGACGACGATGTTCATGTAAACGTAACACTAGTATTCAGCACAGCACAAGCAATTCTTGCTGCGAAAGCAGGGGCAACATATGTCTCACCTTTCGTTGGACGTGTGTATGACCAGCATTGGAATGGCATTCATTTGATTGAGGAGATTGCAGATGTCTTTGCTACACACCAAGTTAAGACTGAGGTACTTGCTGCTTCCATTAGGGAACCTCATCAAGTATCCGATTGCTTTAGAGTGGGTGCTGACGTATGTACTTTACCTCTACCCATCTTCTATAAACTCTACAAGCATATTCTCACTGACAAGGGTCTAGAACTCTTTGACAGAGACTGGAAGGCACTACAGGAGGGTCTATGATGCCACGTGGGCAACTGACAAAGATTGATTTGGAGTCACGTATCTACAAACTGAAGACTGCTTTATATAATGGTCAGCATGGTGATAAGGGTGGTGACTGGCATGACGGTCACCATGATGCATTGAATAAAGTTCTAGATATTTTACAGGAGTATCGAGTATGAACAAGCAACATCTCAAGGTTCTATTGAAGGACCTTGAGTTTTTATTAG